ATGACCGCCACCGCCGCACGTACGGCCACCTGCCCGCCCTGGTGCGTCGAGCACTACACCGCCGAGGACGGCACGCAGAACCACTCCGGCCCGTTCACCCGCGGCGTGGTCGGCGAGTCCGCCACCAGCGGCGAGCCCATGGAGGTGAACGTCTGGCCGGAGCTCCGCGTAACCCCGGACGGTCACGCCTACCCGGTCGGCATCATCGGCGAGACGCACCGGGAGCCGGACGACTTCGAGATGAGCCCGGAGCAGCTCCGCCGCCTGGCCGCCCACTGCATCGCCGTGGCTCAGATGTGCGAGCAGGTCATCGCGGAGCGGAACGCGTCCCAGCCTGATTCCGCCTTGCTGGGCCGCCAGTAGCCGCGTACCGGCATCCGAGCCTGGCCCTACCTTGCTCGGCGGCCGGTAGCGGTAGCACGCCAGAGACCCCCGAAACCCCCGGAACCCGGGTTAGGTCGGGGGCCTCTGCTCGTCTGCTACTTGCTACCTGGTGGCGTTTCCGCTGGTCGCGGGCGGCGGTCCAGGTAGCGCGGGAAGGTAGCGCGGCTGCTACCGGTAGCGCGGGCGGCGCTACTGCCGGCGGGTCGCGGTCGCGGCGAGCGGTCCCCCTCGAAGTGCCTCAGGGTGCGGTTTTCGGGCCTCGGCGGGGGTGCCGCGACCGCGCGACCAACGGGCGTTGTTGCTGGTGGGGGCCGGTCGCGGGGCTGGTCGCGGAACCGCGACCATGCTGCGCCCCGCGACCGGCCCTGATGGGCCGTTGAGCAGGGATGTCCCCGGGGACCGGGGACATGGGGCTAGGGGCTAGGGGCTAGCAGTAGCCCCCACCGGGGCTAGCAGGGCTATCCGCTATCCGGGCTTCCTCGCGCAGGTCGCGGCGGGTGCAAGTGCGCTAGCTGGCGCGCCGTCGGATAGCGCACGGCGGGGCCCGGTTGGCGGGTCGCGCTATCGCCGCTGGCGGGTTGAGTGGCGGGTTCCGTGGCGGGCTGGTTGGCGGGTTGAGTGGCGGGTTCCGTGGTCGCCAAATGGCGGGTCGGGTCGCGGTACGTACCACGTGGTACGGACGTCGCCGTACCACGTGGTACGCGCAGTGGTACGGCGGGCGCGCAGCGGCGTGGTACGTACCGTCAGCCCCCGAGGTACTCGACGTAGAAGTAGGTCGGCCGGTTGGAGCTGGCCTCGCGGTACGCGTTGCCAGTGCCGGAGCGCAGACAGGTGGCCACGAACGTCTTCGTGGCGGTCGCCGTGGCGGTGTACTCGAACTCGACCTGGAACAGGTTGCCCACGGTGCCGGAGTTGGGCAGCGGCAGGTAGTCCACGGTCCGTTCCGCACCGGTGAGGGAGTCCTCGCGCAGCCGGGGCGTCGCGACGTCACCGGCCACCGAGGTGCCGATACGGGTGATCAGCCGCACCCGGTAGGTGCGGCCCGTCACCAGCGGCGCCGACACGGTGGCGATGACCGTCTCGGCGGTGAAGGTGGCGGAGTCGGTGTCCAGGTACGTGGTGGCGATCCGCTCACCGGGGATCCGCCCCGCGTCCAGTCTCTGCCCTGCCGGCATCAGCGCTCTCCTCTCACAGCGGCACCACGGCCGGGGTCCACACGTCCACGTCGGTGCCGACCGGCCAGGCCATCGCCGGGCCGTTGACGCCGCGGGCCGCCACCGTGGCGGTCTGCGGGCTGGCGGTACCGGTGATCGCCGAGACCGTCACCTGCTCTTCGCCGACGCGCAGGTCCAGCGGGAAGTCCAGCGGGTTGGTGGTCCACAGCGCGCCCGACTCGGTGGCGGTCAGGGACAACGTCGCCGACGCCGCGGTCACGGCGGTGGCCAGGCTCGCCCCGGTGGCGCCGGCCCGCTGCGGGCCGTTGGTGATGGCCACGGTCCAGGGGTCGGCGGGGGTGGCGTTCCAGACGATGGACCAGGTGTACTGGCCGATCTGCTCGTCGTAGCCCTGGACCATGGCCCGGGCGACGCCGCCGGGCACCCAGTCGGGCAGGTTGGTCAGGGCCACCACGTCGCCGGCGTCCAGGGCCACGGCGGTGGCCCGGCGGTCGGTGTCGACCGGCCAGGCCGGGCCGGCCAGCTGCACGCCGATGCGCGGCCAGCGGGCATCGTCGACGGTGCCCAGGAGCAGCAGCCACCCGGCCACGTCGTCGAGCAGCGCGTCGCTGGCCACGTTGACGGTCTCGGAGGTGTCGTAGACGCCGACGCCGGCGGGCGGGTCGGCGATCGACAGCGGCCCACTGGTCCGCACCGCCCGCACCGACGCGCCGTCGGGCCGGGACACGGTGATGTCGTTGCGGACCGCGTCGTCGTCGTCAACGGGCTCCAGCGGCTCGGTGAGGTACCCGCCGTCGTACGGCAGGGCCAGGGCGGGCCGGTTGTAGAGGCTGGAGCGAGGCCGGTACGACAGGGCCAGGGCGCCGCGCCGCTCTTGCAAGATCCCCATGTCGGCGGCGGCGGCGTCGCGGATGACGTCCAGGGCGGTCCCCACCGGTTGCGGGCCCAGCGGGATCGTGTCGTCGGCCAGGCCGTCGATGACCAGCTCCACGCCGGCCTCCGCGGCGACCCGGGCCATCCGCCGCCCCGCCAGCTCCCCGGCGTACGCGCTGGACAGGGCGGTCAGGTCGCCGACGGTCAGCAGCTTCTGGTCGTCGACGGCCAGGTGCGACCACTGCGACCCGTCCAGGTAGGTGGAGCTGAGCACGTCGATGCGGGTCGGGTAGCCGGGCAGGCCGGTGATCGTGTACGGGGCCGACGGGTCGGTGTAGTAGGTGGGCGACCCGGCGTTGGCGAACACCGGCTTCCAGGTCGTCGACGAGCCGGACCGGACGACCTCGAAGTACATCAGCGACCACGACGTGGGCGGGGCGACGCTGTTGGTGAGCACCCGGTTGTCGACGACCACCCCGTCGATGTCGTAGCCGATCCACCGGTACACGCCGTTGCCGACCAGCCAGTCCCAGCGGGCCACCCGGCCGCCCGCGCAGTAGATGCGCAGGAACACAGTGTCCGCGCCGGTGGGCGCCGACGACAGCCGGAAGAACGTCAGCACTGACCAGACGGTCGCCGAGGGGCGGTGCACCACCGACGAACCGAGGTACCCGTCGGGGGCGGTGAAGCGGGCGGTGGTGGTGGCGCCGGCCAGCCGGTTGGAGGTGACGCCGAACTCCACCCCGGACGACCGGCCGGCCGAGACGCCGGCCGCCGCGCTGGACGGCCTGGTCGACGACGGCCCGTCCTCCAGCGGCAGGTACGCCGTGGGCTTCGCCGCCACCAGGGTCCGGTACAGCGGGGAGCGCAGCGGCGTCTTGCCCTGCGCCAGGCGGCGGGTGACGCCGGCCGCGGTGATGGGCACCCACCGGTCCGCGCCGGTCGGCGACCAGCGCACCGGCCACGACGACACCTCGCCGTAGAACCGGGCGCCCCGGTCGATCACCCTCGCCTCCGACGACAGGGTGTACACCCGGCCCTGCGCGTCGGTCAGCGTGCTGGTGCCCAGCGACATGCTGGCGAAGTTCGGCGAGGTGACCAGGGTGCCGCCGACGCGCACCTGCAAGGCGATCAGGTCGCCGACGAACGGCTGCGCGTTGACGTTGTGCTCCCAGCCCACGTTCAGCGGCGTGCTGGCCGAGTTGAACACCGACGTCACGCCAGCACCGGTGCGGGTCGCCCCGACCTGCTGCCACGGCCCGGCCATCGTCCGCGCCTGGTAGAACCGCACCGACCAGCCGCCGGCGCCGTTGTCGACGTCCAGCTCGACGTTGACGGTCAGCTCCCCGGACGCCTCGGCGACGATCGGGACGGTGGACTGCGCGAACCCGAACGTGGACCCGCCGTCGGTGTACCAGACGAACCCCAGGTAGCCGCCCGGGACCACGCCGAAGTACCAGCACCGCTGGTTGCCGGTCGGCTCGAAGCGGGCGGCCAGCATGATCCACCGGTCGCCGCCGAACCAGCCGGCGTGGTGCCGGCCCTGGAACCGCACGTCCAGGTCCCCGGCGCCGCCCAGGGCGAGGGTGCCCGGGGCGGTGACCGGCTCGACGGTGGCGGTGCCGGGCACGGCCACGGCCCGGGACGGGTCGACCTCGGCCACCCGTACCCGGATCGGGGTGTTGCGGCCCAGCTTGCCGTAGTACGGGCTGGCCGGGTTGCGCGGCGAGTACTTCCCGGCCCGGTTGTCGAGCACCATCGAGCAGGTGGACGGGTCGGCGACCTTGCCCTCGGCGGACCGGCCGCGGCGGATGCGGATCCCGTCGGCCTGCCGCACGTCGGCGGTGATGTCCGCCCACCCGGACGTCGACCCCAGGTACAGCTCCACCTTCGGCGTGAACGGCATCAGCTCACCGCCCGAGGACGAGCTGGACGTCGCCGCCGCGGTGCTTGATGCCGGAGCGAAGAATCTCGATCAGGAAGTCGGCCACCGGCGTACCGTCGGACTCCAGCCGTACGCTGCCGCCGCCACCCCGGCCAGCCGCCGACGACACCGTCTCGCCGGCCTGGAGCATCGCCAGGACGTTCTGCCCGGGCGCGCCGGGCACCCGGCCGCCGGCGTGGAAGTACGGCAGGTTCGGCACGCTGATGGAGTTGCCGCCGATCCCGGGGATCCACGACGGCACCGACCACGACAGCCGGCCCACCGTCGAGTTCCACGCCTCGGCGACGAAGTTGAACGCCGCCCGGAACGGCCCGCCGATCGCGTCGGCGATCCGGGAGAAGACGTTACCGATCCAGCCGGGGATCTTCTTGATGAACTCCCAGGTGTTCGACGCCGCCGACTTGATCCACGACCAGGACGCCCGCCAGGCCCGCTGGAACCAGTCGGTCTTCGTGGCGATCAGCACGATCACGGCGACCAGGGCGATGATCCCGACGATGATCCAGGTGATCGGCGACGCCCACATCGCCGAGTTCATCAGCCACTGCGCGGCGGCCTGGACCCGCTGCGCGCCGGCCACCGCGAGGGTGCCCAGCCGGGTCTTGCCCAGCCAGCTCACCGCGGACTTCAGCTGCGGCATCAGGAAGTTATAGAAGGCCGACCCGAGGTCACCGACGCCGGTGGCGACCAGCATGGTGCCCTCGAACAGGTTGCCCTTCATCAGCTCCGACACACCGGCGGCGGAGTCCTGCACACCGGTCATCGTGTCCCGGAAGCCCATGGCCCGGGTGTCGACGGTGTCCGCGGCCTCACCGACCCTGTCGAAGCCGCCGCCGGCCCGGTCCAGGTCGCGTTCCATGTCGCGGGCGGCGCCACCGACCCGGCCGAACGAGTCGACCAGCGGCTTGTCCTCACCGGCGAACGTCAGGGTGACCGCGTTGGCCATCAGCCGACCTCGAATCCCGCGTCACGGGCCAGCTGGGTCAGCGCCTCGCTCATGATCTCGGTGACCTGGTCGCGCTTCACGTCCAGCGCCGGGTAGACGTACCGGCCGGCCTTGATGAACGGCCGCGCGGCGGGGCGTCCCTTGCGCCGGCCCTCGCCGCCGAAGTCGAGCCACGGGGCATACGGGGCGCGGTTGCCGCCCAGGGCGACCCGGGCGGTGCGCTGCGTCGAGCGGGCCTTCAGCGACGCCTTGGCCCGGCCAGTGCGGCTGGGCATCCGCGCGGCGGCGTGGTCGACGACCACCTTCGACGCTTCGTTGAGCGCCAGCCGGAGCTGCTTGGGCAGGCCGGCGTCCATGGCCTTGAGCTGCCGCTGGAAGTCGCGCAGGCCGGTCACCTGGATCTTCGCTACCACGTCACCCTCCCGCCTTCGCCCGTTCGAGCTCCTCGGCCTGCGCCTTCAGCGCGTAGTACCTCGTCCAGTGCAGGAACTCCGCCTGCGTCATCTCGGCCCGCAGCCGGGCCACCGTCATCCCGAGCTTCTGCGCCAGGAAGAACTCGAAGTGCAGGTCATCGTCGGCCAGCAGGGCTTTTGGTGGCGTCCTTCCCAGCGCCGGGCTTCAGCCCGGACAGCTCGGCGATCGCGTCGGACACGGCGACCAGGTCACCGGCGTCCCCAGACCCCGCCCACGCCGCCACGTCCTCCTCGGACAGCTTCGGGTCGGTCATGCCGGTGGCCACGATGAACGTGTCCCGCTCGGCGGTCGACCGGCCGCTCTCCTGCGCCTGGAGCACCTCGTCGCGGGTCAGCGCCCGGATGGCCACCGTGCTGCCGTCGGGCAGGGTGGCGGTGCCCCGGCCGGTCTTGCGGGCCAGGATCTGCTCACGGGTCAGGTGTCCCATCGGTGGCCCCTTACGGCTGGGTGGAGGTGGTGATGACGTCGGAGATCTCGAACTCCGCCGACCACGTGACCATGTCGTCGACCGGGGACGTCTCCACGTACTTGGCGACGACCGCCTGGAACGAGTCCTGCGGCTTGCCGGTCCCGGTGCCCTCCGGCTTGCGCACCACCGCCACGGTGGTGCCCAGCAGCGGCTTGAGGGCGTTGCGGGGGCCGGTCAGCGCGGTGTTGTCGTAGGTGCCGCCGCAGGTGAACTTGCCGTCCAGCAGCCCACCCGCCTTGGTCTTGGCGGCCTTGCCGTAGCCGGTGGTCTCGTGCACGTCCGCGCTGCCCTCGTACGACGAGGTCTTGCAGTACGCGCTGATGTCCTTGGTCGCCACCGTGATGACGGTGTCCTTGCCGTGAACGTAGGCCATGGCTACGCGCCCTTTCCGGTGATGTCCAGGTGGAAGATGCAGGCCAGGTAGTCGGTGCCGGCGTACCGGGCGTTGTCGAACTCGGCCCACGCCACCCGCACGCTGTCGCAGCTGGTGTACGTGTGGGCCTCAAGCGTGGCCTTGACGCTCTTCGGGCCGGACCCGTCGGCGTACGCCGCGACCGCCTTGCGGGACGTGCGGGCCTCCGGCTTGCCGACGAGCACGACCAGCGGCAGGTCCGGCCACCGGTCCGACCCGCGGCCGTACGTCGAGTCGTAGTCGATGCGCTCCGGCAGGGCGATCACGGCGGCCGGCGGGGTGATCCGCTCGACACCCCACGGCGGCACCCGCAGCCCCGTCGGGGCCAGCGCGGTGGTCAGCTCGGCGACCACGTCCTCCAGGTCCACGGCTCAGCCCACCTTCCGGCGCCGGGACAGCCCGGCCAGCGAGGTGGACACGTCCGGGTCCAGGCGGGCCAGCAGCCGCAGCTCCGACCCGGCATCGGGCGAGCCGGCGATGCCGTACGGGGACTCCCGGCGGGCCGACCAGCGCGACACCTGGAGCTTGGCCGCGCCGACCACCTGCGCGGGCACCGCCGACCAGCCCCAGACCGCCACGACGACCACCGGGCCGGTCGGCGCGGTGGTGAAGCCCAGCCGCTCGTACGGCACCCCGTCGGCCGGGGCGTTGTCGGGCAGCAGCACCGCCCCCGACGAGGCCAGGGCGACACCGCCGACGGTCAGGCCGGTGGAGTCCTGCACGTCGTCGATCTCCAGCAGCCACAGCCCCGACACCTGGTCGTAGGCGGCCGGACCGCGGTAGGTGCGGGCCGCGGCCGTCGACAGCTTCCCGAACTGCCGGTTGCACCGCTTGTCGATCGCCCGGGACGCGGCCGTGCACCAGGTCGCCAGCTCCACGTCATCGAGGGTGTCCCCGACGCGCAGGTACGCCGCGGCTTGCGTCGCGGTGATGTAGTCCGGCTTCCAGGGCACGGCCGCGCTCCCTCAGGCCTTCTTGACGTCGTCGGCGAGCACGCCCGGGGCGACCGACGGCCAGACGTAGTCCACGCCCTCGATCGGGGTGCGCTCCCGGGTCGGCGGGACCTCGCGGGCCAGGCCGGGCGCCGCCTCGCCGATCTCGACGCCCTGCTGGTCGTCGGAGGTGGCCAGCTCGGCGCGGACCTCGTCGGCCTGGAGCCGCTGCCCGGTGAACGGGGAGTTGGTGACGCCGTACGTCTCCAGCTCCTGCCGCTCGCCCTCGGACAGGAACGGGCGCCGCGGCGCGGCCTCGTTCTCCAGCCGGGGCACGCCCGCCGTGGTGAGCTGGCCACGCAGCTGCTCGTTCTCGGCGCGCAGCTGGTCCCGCTCCGCGGCGATCTCGTCCTTGGTCTCGCTCATGGTTCCTCCGATCAGACCGGGTCGTAGATGAACTCGCGGGTGCCGGCGAAGTCGGTGACGCCGAACGCCTTGTAGCCCCAGATCCCGAGGTCGACCCAGGCGACCCGCCACTCCAGGTCGATCTGCTGCGGCGCGCTGGCCCAGCCGCACACCTTCTCCGGGTCGAACGCGTACGAGGACGCGGCGACGGTGCCGGACGCGGCGAGGGCCCACGCGGGCAGCCAGCGCAGCCCGTGGGCGTCGATCGCGGTGTACCGGGGCTCTACGGTGCCGTTGGCGTTCGACGGGCCGATCTGCGGGTACAGCCGGCGGCCGGCGGTGTCCTTCGCCTGCGCCATCGCCTTGTACAGGTCGATCTGCGTGAACACCGTGCGGAAGCGGTTGCCGCCCCGGATGTAGTTCAGCGGCACGATCGCCCCGGACAGCGCCTGGTCCAGCGCCGAGTCCACCGCGGCGGTGGTGATGGTGATGTCGGGCAGCGACGCGGCCACGGCGGCCAGCTGGGCGACGGCGTACGCCTCCAGGGCCTCGTAGTAGGCGCGGACCATCTGCCGCCAGATCAGCCCGGACATCTGCGGGGAACCGCCCTGGTCCCACGCCTCACGGGTGATCTCGATCTTCCCGGACACCGGGGTCGGGGTCAGCGTCTGGCTGGTGGCGGTGAACGTGCCCGGGGTGGGCTCGGTGCCGGTGGTGTGGTCGGCGACCAGGCCGGTGGCGGCCGAGAACTTCGGGATCACGAACGGGGTGACCGAGTCCAGGGTGCCCTTGTTGATGGCCTGCCAGAGCGGGTACTCGTACTCCATCTGGTCGACGTAGAGCTCGGGCCGGTTCGGCGGGTAGTTCAGCGACGTCACGTTGGACGGCGTCACCGCGAACTCCTGCCGGGGCCGGTCGGCGAACACCCGCTGGAGCCAGGCGTTGGCCCGGTCCCGGGCCGCCTTGTCGCCGCCGCCGCCCTGCCGCCAACCGTCGTGCAGGTCGGTGGAGAAGTCGTGCGTGCCCTCGCGCAGGTTGCCCGACCGGTCGAAGCGGTACGGCTCCGGCTCGGTCACGGCCGCCGGCCCGTGGTGCGGGTTGACGATCGTCGGGCCCTGCCCGCCGTTGGGGACGGTGGGCATCTGCCGGGCGGCGAACGCCTCCATCGCCGCGGTGAACGCGGCCATCGTCTCGGTCGACGGCTGGGCCGGCGTGGGCGCCGGGGTCGGGGCCGGGGCGGGGGTGGGCGCGGTGCGCAGCTGCGCCGCGAACGTCGCGCAAGCGATGCCCGGGGCGTGCCGGTGCGCGCAGTGCGGGCACGGGTCCATCTGGTGTCCTCCGTTCAGGCTCGCGGCCACCTTGGTCACGCGGGCATCGTCGAAAGCGGGCATCGGGGTGGAGCTGATCTCCCGGAGGGTCGCGCGGACGACGTCGTACACCTGGTCGTCCTCGTTGAACTCGACGTCCCCGTCCTCCGGGAAGAGGCTGAAGTCGACGCCCACCGAGAGGCCGTCGTAGAGGCCGTTCTCGGCGTCGTAGAGCAGCTGGTCGCGCTGCAGGCGGGTCGCGGACCCCTCCGGGCCGGACAGCACCGACAGCTCGGCGGTCAGCCCGTCCTTGCCGTCGGTCAGCTTCACCGCCGACCCGACCGGTGTCGCGTGGTCCTGGAGGTGCTTCACGCGGCCGACGTCGCCGTACTCCAGCGAGCCGGGCCGGAACCGGTAGGCGATGCCGTACTTGCGGGCCACCGCGTTGTACGGCAGGGCCAGGCCGGTGATCGTGCGCCGGGCGGCGTCGACCTTCGGCGCCGGCGGCGGCGCGTCGAACTCGGTGACGGAGAACGTCATGCCGGGCCGGTCGTCGAACCGGCCGTGCACCTGCCGCCCCGGCCGTGAGTTCTCCGTCGGCGGGGCGGCCGGCGCCGGGGCCGGCTCGGCCTTCGGTGCCTTGCCGGAGAACCCGGCCAGCGCCCGGATCTCGTCGCTGTCGATCGCTCCCATGCGCTTGAGCGCCTCCCAGTACTGGGCCTGCGTGACCGGATCGGACTTCAGGTAGTCGGACAGGTCGAACCGGGGCTCGTAGCCGCGGCGAGTCACGTCGCCCATCGACAGCCGGTCGGTGATGGCCTTCATGAACGGCCCGTACGTGCGGTTGACCTTCTCCTGCCGCCGGTCCACCCCGTTGAAGTACGTGCGGCTGGTGGTGGCGACGCCCAGGTCCTCCGGGTCGACGCCGATGCCGTTGGCGATCTCCAGGGACACCTGCCGCTGAAGCTCGACCAGCTGCAGGTCCACCGGGGACGGGGCGTTGACGTCGGCCCGCTTCACCGTCGACGGGATCCAGCCGACCGGCCGGACCTTGCGCATCGCCATGTACTCGGCGAGGAAGGCGTTGATCTCGTCGTCGTCCATCGGGTCGACGTCCGGGTTGTCGGCGTCGGTGAAGAACTCGCGCAGCTGCGGGTTCTCGGCGAACATCGCCGCCAGGCGGTCGAGCAGCAGCGCCCGGCGGATCGCCCGGGCGTTGGCCTTCAGCAGGCCCGGGTTCGGCGAGTCGAAGCGGATCATCAGGGCGGCCGACACCGGCTCGCCGTCGACGTACACGTACGGGCCGGACGGCTTGCCCGGCGAGGTGTAGCCGGCCGGGGTGTGCGTCGGGTCGGCCTTGCGCGCCGGCGGCTTCAGCGACACCTTCCCGACGTCGATGTGCCGGGCACTGACCGGGTACCCGTCGAAGTCCTGGCCGGTGACCTGCCACCAGGCGATGCCCTCGAAGATCAGGTCCTCGATCGTGGCGGCCATGGTGACCACGTTGGCGACGTCCGGGTTGATCTGGCGCAGCAGCGGCGACGCGACCACGTCCAGGCCCTTGTAGAGCCGCAGCGGCAGCGTGGCGATCGCGCACAGCTCGTTGCGTCCCCGCTGCACGGCGGCCACGGACAGGGCGTCAGCGCGGGAGATCCGGGCGCCCCAGCCGGTGGCCAGCATGTCGGCGATCACCTGGTCGACGGGGCGCGGCGGGGCATCGAACCCGTGCTCGGCGGGGAGGTCCAGCGCCAGCGGACGGGGCAGGGACAACATGTCGCGCACCTGCTGCCCCGCCGCCGCCCACCACCCCATACCGGAAGTGTACTGCCTGAGTCTCGATTCCGGACTCAGCCTGCGTGCGTTCTTCGGGACACCTTCCGCAGCTTCGGCAGGGTGCGGGCCAGGTGCGCCGCCCCGGCCACCGCGTACACCGCGTCGACGGGCTTGTCACCGGCCCGGGTGAAGACCCAGGCGTCGCCGCGCTTCAGCCGCTCCGCCCCGCCGACCTGCGCGTCCAACATGGCCTGCCCGGAGTGCGCCAGCGTGCCGGCGGTGACCTCCTTGCCCAGCCCCATGCACACCGCGGTTGTCTCGCCGCGGATCTCGGCCACCGTCACGCCCCGCGGCGGCCAGCCGGTCACGCCGTCCTTGCGCCGGTCCGCCAACTTCGCCGCCACCGCCGCCGCCGGCCCGGCCGGGAACCAGCCCAGCGCCTTCGGCTTCAGCCGCTCCACCCAGCCCGGCAACTCCCGCTGCAGGGCGGTGGCCGCGCCCGGCCCGGACCACTCGGCGACCGTCTCCACCCGCACCCGGTCGTCCTCGAGGACGGCCGCCACCGCCAGGGTGGCGTGCGTGCCGTCCGGGGTGAGGTCCACGCACGCCGCCAGCCGGCCGCGCGCCGCCGCCAGGTCCCCGACGTCCTTGCACCGCCGCCAGGAGTCCGGGTCGATCGCCGGGTTCAGGTTCGGCACCTGCTGGCACAGCACCTCACAGCGGAAGTCAGCCTCCGCGCCCCCGCCGAGCTTCTTCACGCGCCGGGCCTCGCCGAGCAGGTCATCCCAGTGCAGCCGGCGGCCCGCGTTCGGATTCGCCGCCGCGAGCGCAGCCTGGTCGTCAACCTCGCATTCCTCCGGCGCCGACCACTCGAACAGACCGAGCCGCGCGTCCCCGTCGCCGGTCTCGATGAAGTCGACCGCCGACTCGCGCAGCTCGTTCAGCAGCACGGCGGTGTCATCCCCCATGTTCGAGATCGCCCACGCCTGACCGTACGGGCGCGCGTTCATCGCGTTGTACGCCGCGTTCCACACCACCCGGGTCTGGTGCTCGCGCAGCTCGTCCACGATCAGCCGGTCGATCCGCAGCGACCGGCCAGCGCGCCGGTTCGCCGCCGCGATCTTGTACCGGGTGCCGTGCGAGGTGAGCAGCCGAACGTCGTTGTTGCCCTCCTTCACCGCCGACGGCCGGTTGCCCTCCGGCAGCTGGGCGGCCAGCTCGTCGACGTCCTGAGCGATCTCCACCGCGCTGGCCCACGCCTCCCGCGCGTACTCCAGCATCGTGCTGACCCCGAGCACCATCGACCACTTCTCGACGAACAGCCAGAACAGCGCCAGCACCGTCAGCAGGTGCGTCTTGCCGTTCTGCCGAGCCACCAGCACCAGCAGCTTGCGGAACCGCGGCCGACCGTCGGGCAGCAGCTCTCCGGCGTGGATGACCAGCCACTCCTGCCACGGGTCCAGCGGCATCCCCAGCACGTCCCGGGCGAAGTCGACGACCGCGAAGCCGTAGCTGGTGGCCGGCGTCAGCTCGCGCAAGGGCGGCGTCCACAGCCGCGGCTCAGCGCAGCCCAGCATCGGCGGGGCGTCGGCGACAACGGTCACGATCGGCTCCTATCCGGTCCCGGAGAGAGAGAAAAAGGACAGGGCGGGGGTGTCCGCCAGGTGCCCGGCCGGGAAAAACCGGCGCCGTTGGTGCTCACCATCGCGTGATCGCCTCGTTCGGTGGGTCGTCGTTCTTCGTGGGGTCGCCGACTGCGAGGTTGCACGCCTCGCACGCTGCGACGATGTAGCGCGGGTCGTCGCCCGTGACCCCGCGTCCATGCGTGTGGTGGGCATGGTTGGCCTGTGTGGTGCACACTCCCGGCAGCCGTAGCTGGCAGGTGTACCCGTCGCGGGCCAGCACCAGCGCGCGGACCTTGCGCCACGCCCTAGTGCTGCCCTTGGCCCATGACTCGCTCACGTGGGTCAGCCCTCACGTGCCTGCACTTGGCGAGTGATGGCAACGGCTGCGCGTGCCTTGGCCACGGCGTACGCCTCGATGGCCGCGAAGATCGGGTGGTCCTGCCGGACGCCACGCAGCAGCAGCAGAGCGCCCAGTTCCCTGCGCTCGCGGGCCAGGATGGCGAATTCGACCTGGGTTTCGTCGATGGGGATCACTTTTGCCCTCTCAAGTCTCTGACCTGCGGTTTCCTTCTTTGTCCCACGTGTCCCGTGGTACTCCCATGGGCCAACGTGGTCGTCCCGACCAGTCCCACCACCCTTAGGGGTGGGACTGTGGGACAACGGCCGGGACGTGTCCCACGGGACCGTTCTCGGGTGGCTTGGAGATCCGGTAGCGCGGCCAGCGCCCGCTGGTGTCGATCTCGACGATGTGCTCGCGCTCCAGTTCCCGCACGTTGCGGTAGAAGGTGGTCTTCGGCGCGACGACGTCCACGAGGTTGCTCGCGGTGACCCAACTGTCCGCGTGGTGCTCCCACCAGGTGATGCCCATCTTCAGGGCGGCGTGGGAGACGGCGGACGCCTTCGGACTGAGGCCGTCGTCGAGCATCAGGACCACCGACTCGCCTGTGGGGACCACCCGGAGGTTGATGTCGTCCCACTCGGCGGCGTCCTTGTTCTTGGTGCACTCCAGCCGGATCTGGTCTTCGTCCTTGGTGACCTTGATGATCGTGGAGAGCGCACCATCGAGCACCGTCGCGCCCCGGCCGGTCTCACCGTTGCGGCCAATGTGGTGGACGATCAGCACGCAGGCGGCGCACGCCGCACGCAGCCTCTCAGCCTGGTGGACGAACTCGCCCATCTCGGTGTTGCTGTTCTCCTCCACGCCGACGGTGACCCGGCTCTGCGTGTCGATCACGATCAGCGCGTACTGGTTCTCCCGAGCCAGTTGAACGAATGCGTCCCACTGGGCCCCGTTGGTCGACTGGACGGCGATGGGCAGGAAGTCGACCCCCGTCATGGGGTGGCCCATCGACTGCTCCCACGCCCGTACGCGCTTCTTGACGCCCCGGACGCCCTCGGCGACCAGGTACAGCACCCGGCCCTGCTGGACGCGGTACGTCTGCCACGGCTCGCCGGTGGCGATGCACCCGGCCATGTCCAGCGCGCTGAACGACTTGCCGCAGCCCGGCTTGCCGACCATCCAGACGAGGGTGTCCCGGAAGACGATGTCCTCGCCGATCAGGGGCTCCGGGTCGGGGATGTCGTCGAGGCCGGCGGAGTCGACCAGTGCGCCCTTGAGCACGTCGAGCGGGGTGGGCTGCTCGGCGACTTCCTCCCCCGTCGCCTGACCATCGATCCACCCGGCCGGTGAGCAGAACTCGCACGTCGGCCCATGGCAGGGCGTGGACGGAGTGCACTCGGTCTGCCGGGGTGCCTGTCGGGGCGACAGGAGGCCCTTGTTCAAGCCTGACGCGATGGTGGGGTCGATCTCCCGCCGGTCCAGCCCTGCGGAGAGCGCGGCTGCGGTGAGGGTCATGCGGACGGTTTCCTCGGCCAGTTCCCCGCCGCCTACGAGCTGACCGAGGCTGAACGCTGCGCGGTTGAGGGCGTCGTTGCGGGTTCCGGGCGCGGCAAACCGTACTTCGTCGGCCTCCCTGGTGAGCGCCGCCTGGGCGTAGCCCCGCCCGGAGCCGTTGACGGCCATGATCGGCGGCAGGGGCTTGTATTCGGCCACGCCGCGGGCGGCCTTGGCCTTGGCCAGGAAGGAATCGGTCACCGGGCACCCCGCCGACGTCGCCACTTGCAGCGCCCGTCCCGGTGCTGGAGCGTGAACGGGTCGCGGCAGCCGCACGGCATCGGCGGGAGGCGGCGGGCGGCCTCGGTGCGGCGCCGGGCGGCAGCCACGGGGTCGAAGCGGGGCTTGTCCTGCTCGCTCATGCCGCCGCCCCCGCCTGCTGGTCCAGCCACTTCTCGACGTCTTCCCACCGGTAGCGGACGTGCCGGCCAACCTTCGACCAGCGCGGCCCGGTCTTGACGTAGCGCCACTGCGTGAGGGTCTTCTCCGGCACGCCAAGGAACGTGGCGATCTCGGGAGGGGTAGCGAGCGCTCGGCGTACCGCAGCGGTGCCGCTCGTTGCCATGGTTGCTCCAAATCCGAACGGACGCGACCTGAGATCGCGCAACTGCCGGAAGGATAAGCACAAGTCCTGTTGCCTCGCAACCAATCGTGCTAGGTTCGCTCTGATTCCGAACAAGGAGAGAACGTGAGTGATCGACCGCGACGCCCCAGCGAAGTGCTCGCCGAGCAGGTGAAGGTGTGGCGTGACCAGCGGAAACTGTCCGCTCAGGGTCTGGCCGACCGCATCAAGGAGCTGGGCGGTTCGCTGAGCCGGGTGGCTATCTCGAAGATCGAGAACGGCGACCGCGGCGTCAGCCTGGACGAGTGGTTGCAGCTGGCCCACGCCCTGGCGGTGCCGCCGCCGCTGCTCTTCATCGACCTCAAGACGGGTGCCGACATCGCGATCGCGCCGAACGTCGCGCTCCACCCCTGGCTGGTCTGGCGGTGGGCCACTGGGCAGGAACCCCCGCTCCTACGGGGCGCGCTCGGTTCCGGGGTAGTGACCAGGGTTGAGGAGTACGAGCGAGCCCGGACCGCCGTGCACCTCTACAAGCACGAGCAGAACGCTTCGGAGGCCGTGCACCAAGCCCTCACCGCGCTGCGGTCAGCCGAGTACACCGGCGACAGCGCAGTCATCGCCGGCGCCCGTTCGGCGCACGTCAAGGCGCTGGGCGAGCTGGCCACCGCGCTGGACGACATGGTGGCGATGGACGTGCAGCCGCCAGGGAAGCCGCGCGCGTGGGTCGAGATCATGCGGGAGCTTGGGCTGTCGAAGTACCCGGACCGGCTCGTGATCTGGGAACCGAAGGGTGCCGATGGCGAGCGTTGA